ACATTGGCAAGGTCATAGTCCTGCGTGCGGTAGGAAGCTGGCAAAGGCGCTACGATGCCCTTTCGTTCGTCTGCGGTCATGGTGAGCATGGCAATAGCACGTCACAGAGCCAATGGCAAGCTCAAATTTACAGAGCGTTATTCTTGCGTCAAGTTGATAAATTTCATGATTTCCTTATGCGGGGCAAATTCCCTAAAAGAAAGCACTACGCAAGTGCCTCTGTTTGTTGGTTTTATTCTAATCGAATATTCAAACTCTCTCCCCTTTGCAATAGCGGTTTCCGCTTTTTCACGAAAATAATCAGTAGCTAAAAGCCTAGATATTTCTTCCAGTGATCCTTTTACTGTCGTGACTTTCTTCAATCTTTCTGAATGTTTTGTTGTCTCCATATTGATTTATTTGTCACCTCCAGTTGCCTTGCTTTCAAGAAACGCTTCCAGTGATGGAAGATGAAACAAGCGTTTGCCACGGCTTGCCCCGTCATCAAGTAGGGAAGTCGTCTTGATTCGCCCCGTTGCCATGAGGCGATAGAGCGGGGTTCGCGTGATCCCGTAGAGTTTTCCAATGGTTTTTGCATCGCCCCAAATCGGGGTCTGCCCTGCTGTGCTATTTGATGTCTTGGACATGCAAGAACAATACGAAGCAATGAAAGCATTGCAAGAGGAAAATGAAAATAAATCACAAAGCGTTAAACCCTCGGACCGTTCGACTGGCGAATGTGTTCCGCGATGTGGTAACTGATGCCGCTCCCGTCATGGCTCCGCTGATGCGACTGCCAAGTGCAATGCAAGCAAGCAATGCGTCCGCACGGTCCGGTGACTTCATGCTTTTCGCTGCCATCTTCTCCTTCGATTCGACTCTCAACTTGCCTGTTTCATTCCACTCGCTTTTTCGCGTCGTGATCTGTGAGAACGTCATTGGATCTAGTTCGCCGACGTGTATTCTCCCGCGCTCCAGCTCACGACTAGCAACGTGCCAGACCTGCGCAATCAGGTTTGCGTATTCGTCCTTCTCACTCGCAGGCTTGCCGCCGTGGAAGCGATTGATGTGCCAGCCAAGCTCGGCGAACTGGTCGCAGAAGCCTGTGCCTAGTCCGTCTGCATCTCCCCAGACTTGACCGGCACTGAGTCCTTCGGCTTCAAACATTCGTATAAATTCCCGTGCCGCCTGCACTGTGTCCCGTTCCTGCCATGCTTTGACGATGCGCGCGTGATTGCCGCGTCGGATTGCCAGAACGTTTTCATCACGCCCTGCTGCAAAGTCGCAGAACGCCACCACCTCACCGAACGGCGCTGGCTTTGGCTGAATGTCTAGTGCGTTGCGCAAAAGGTCAGGAGCTAGCACAAGTCGGTCGAAGTCCTCGGTGAACTCGGCGAGATGCTTGGACCGGTAGAGCGGATGACTCTCACCATACTTCATGCGATCCAGTTCGCGCTTCTCGGCGCTGATGTGTGCGCAGTCTGTCGATGGAACTCGGATCGTTTTGTAGAGGCTGGAGTTCTTGTGGAACGAGTCATAGAACTGCCCACGCGGCGCTCCAGGCGATGATACCCAAAGCTCGAACTTCCGCGTGCATCGGTCGAACGCCTCGAAGATAGCGTCTGGCACCGTCTTGGCTTCATCAATGATGAGAAAAACTGGATCGACATCGCCGCCGATCTTCGGGTGATGCCCTTCCGCTCGCCCTGAGTTGTCGGTCGAGAATCCGAACGCATAGCCACCCTCGGGTGTGCGTAGCTCCTCGCTCATAAATCGCCAATGCGGGAAACGATGCTGATAGACCTTGACCGCGCCCCATAGCTGTTTCTCGATCTGCATCCATGATCCACTCGTGAAGATGCACTGACCACGCGGGAACTCATGCAGGAACCAAAGCACAAGCGGAGCCACAAGGCGCGCCGTCTTGCCGCTGCCGTTCGCTGCGACTACGCTCGTCGGCTGTTCCATCGCTACCGACTCCATGGCTTCGCACTGCCAAAGGTATGGCACAATTCCTAGAACACGGACGCAGAACTCTGTCGGGGTCATACAAATGATGGCATTTTTGACATTTCCCTTTGTTTCGATTCAGAATTTAGCGCGTAGAACATTTCTATCAAGTTATCGTCACTTAGCCCTTTTTTGTTCAATGGCGGCTGTAATCTGATGATTTCACACGCTTCCGCGTAGTTCATGTATGCTTCGCGCTCCTCGTGGTGCAGTCCTCGTGCCCATTGATCGTGTGAAGTCACTCCCACCTCATCAAAGCATTTCGAGACTGAGTGCATCGAAATTCTCCTGCGGATGTCTCGCGTTTGCCCTACATACTGTATCGCGCCATCCAGATAAAGTCTGTAAATGACGTATTTTCTGCCGTATTTCGCAGCAAGTCTTTCGATTAGCTCTTTCATTTTTTCGCTTTGCCCTTTGCTAGTTCAACGAGTGCGGCAAGATTGCCTTCCTGCTCTGGCGAAAGTGAAACGCTCGCTTGAGTAATTGGTCCACCGTTTGCGCCGGTGATTTCTTGGTGAACTTTGTCGCCGTATTTCTTCGGTGCAAGCTTTCCTGCTCGCCATTGCCGCGCCCATATCTGCAACTTCTTGACGTTGTAGTCCTCAGGTGTAGCCGAGTCAGCAAGTTGCACACAATAGTCAGCTTCGTGTTCCTGTTGAGCCTCGCGTGCGTGCGCGATAAATGTTGCGAAATCAGGGTCATTCGTCATTCTGCGGTAGATGTTGCTGGCGTCTGGAAATCCATTTTTTCCTGCGATTTCATTGATGCTTGATCCTGTTGAAATCAGGTCGAACATCTTTTCTTTCATCTCCTCAGTTAGCTTTGTCGGGCGTCCGCTGGATTTCTTCCCTTGATTTTCCAATGGGTCATTTTTTTTTGCTTGACGTGTTTTCATGGGTCGTTAAAATCTTGTTTATGTTGCCTCTTTGATCTATGGAACAACGTCGATCGTATCCATAGCAAGAACACTATTGAGAGCTAGCACTGGATCAACGCCGTAAGAGATTAGATCCTCGACCGCGTCATCCACTGAGTCGTATTTACCCAGCGCAAGATCGTCGATGATTTGATTTATCATTTTTAGGTTTTCAGCCATCCGATTTTTATGAATATGTTTTCGATTTCGTTGTAAAGCGGGATAAAGTCATCATCGTCCCATTGTACAGGATAGCTCTTTCCGTCCTCAGGCTTTCCTTGTCTGCTTCTTAGAACTGCAATCATTTCAGGGTTTTTTGACTTTGTGGCGATGTATTGCGCGTATGCTCTCGCAAATATCTCATGATTTGACTTCAAGTATGACTTTGATCGCTTGATCAACCATGAAGATTCAATTTCTTTGATCTTGTTGCTATTTTTCGCTATCTTTATAAATTTCTTGAATAGCGGAGATGATGAAGCGTATGATCTTTTGCTCCTCATTTGCGCGACTGCTTCAGGTATCTCCCTAAATCCTCTATTGTCCATCCAATGCCCCATTTCATGAGTCAATGTAAGCGGGATCGATGCCTCCTTGTAGGTCTTGATTTCATCACTCCACGGCGCATATTCGCCATTGGTTGATCCTTGTTTTTCTATGTGTGTGATTTTTGCAACTGGCAGCGGACCGTCTCCATGAATTGAGTCGATTGTCTTTGTCACGTTCTGCCATTTACGAATTACCGTTGCTCTGTCTCCGATGATTGTTTGAAAATCAACTTTGCTTGATACCTTTGACCCTGCTGGCGTGGTTTTTTCCGGCTTTGATTCAGTCTTCGGTTCGGTCTTTTGCGTTGCTCTTTTTCTTGCTGCTTTGCGTGCTGGCGCTGGTGTAGGCTCTGATACTGGAATTGGTGCGGCGATCGGCTTGTAATTCCCACTAAGCGCCTGCTTCAGCGCATCGAGTGTTGGTTTGCCATCTCTGCCGATTGCCTGCGGTCCGAGCCTGTCAGTGATCGCCTGCCGTGCCTCGTTTGCCAGTTCGGGCGTGAGGTCGTCAATGTTTGCATCGACGCCAGAGTTGAATTGCTTTCCGAGGTCAACGCCGAATTGAGCGACGTTCGGAGCTTTGACTCGCTCGCCTTTTCTGACCAGACCGCGGCGCTCGGCTTCGGCACGTTTGACCGGCTCCTGAATCATGTATGAGTTGAAGCCAAACGGACCCCACGGAACGTCGAAGCCTCCAATGTCAGCTGCGTTCTGGAACTGCCAATAGGCGAAGTCATCCCATCGTCTCACGTCTCCCTCAGCTTCGACATGGCGCTGTCGCTTGATGCGCGCACCTGGTCGTCGGACGAAGCGTGCTGCGGGATTGAGATTGAGCCAGTCCTCATTGCGCATCCTGCCCTGCCACTGCGCGAAGGTCGAAGCTTGCTCAAGGTTGGTGTTGTAAATGAGTTGTAAACGAGCGTTTGAAATCACGTTGGTGATCCGCTGATCCTTGTAGTCAGCAGGCGTTGCCAGTCCCTCCTGAATGAGAAACTCTGCCGACTTCTCGCGGAACTTGGCGAGTCCTGTTTCTTTGTAGGCTGTCACGACCTGTCCCGTGTTGACGTCCACGATCTCCTCTGTGGCGTCCGATTGCCAGTCCAGTAACATGTTGCGCATTTTGTTGAGAACGCGCGCTGAGGTCACTGTGGCGCTGAAAAACGAACGATTACGAATTGCTGGTGCCATCGCCGACCACTCACGCCAACGAAACCACGAGGGCGTCACTTTGCGCCGTGAAAGATTTTCGATTGCTTGGAGGAATGAGTTCATCTCGTTGATTCTGCGCTGGTCAGTTCGGCGATTGCTCGCTTGCCTGCTGCGGTCAGGTGGTATGTCGAAGGTCTGCCAGCTCGCTTGGCGATGTAGCCCTTTTGAGTTAGGCTCCAGAGCTTATTGTTGACAAAAACCAAGCTGGCTTTGGCTTGCGTGGCGATTTCGCGCATAGTTTTGCCATCGGTGATGACGAAGATTTGCGCTTCGCTTATTCCGATGCCGAGCATGTAGAGCTTGCCAACAATGGCATGTACCGTGGTAGTGGTCACGGAAGCAACATACAGAAATTTGCGCGCTTGGCAAGCGTCAAATGTTGCGAGTTCGCCCCCACTCCGCGCGCCTGAACATTGCGGGAGCGGAGGCATTAGTTCCCATCAGCCACTCGGCTGGGAGAGTTTTCGAGATGCCTGAACAGCATCATAAGCTTTGACCATGGCTCGCGCCTGTTCGATCTTACGGCAGTTGTTCCAGACTGCGTCGTGACCGGCAGAGAACACTAGCCCGATCCGAGCGTATGTCCATCCTCGATCCCGCATGATTGCCTGCACGACTGCGCGAGCGTCTGCTGCTGCCTGGACACGCGTCTTGCTAGTCACAAGTGCTGGGTCAACGTCCATTTCTGCCGCGACGATTTCGATGATTTCGGAGATTTTCATTGTTTTTGTTTATGTCGTCGTGCCATACCGTCCCACGACATTTCAAATGCTATTCCCCATGCTGCGTCATCATAAGCATACAATGCGCACCAAATGCTCTTGCGCTTGCGGAAAAGGTGCGAGACTCGCGCTTGCTTTTGTTTGTTAGTCATCGCCGCCTCCTTTCCATGCAAGCGCATCCTGCCATCCTTGGCGGTAGTCACCATTGCGATTCCAGCATAAGCCATTGCCGTTTATAATGTGCTTGTAATACGCGATCTTGCAAGCGTCATCGACCTTTTTGCTGGTGTCGGCAACATGCTCAGGATGCTGCGCCAGAACGTCCGCCAGTGGCTCGCCTTGTGGCTCAACCCACTCCAGCAAGCTCTCTTTCCAGTCGGCGGCGTAGGGCGGGTGGTTGATATTGACAGCGCCATCGTCGCCCTCTGCCCACAGCCATGTTTGGTAGAATTTTGACATGTCTGGCTTTAACACGAAATGCCATACTGTGCCGTTTTTATCCTGCGCGATATACTTTGGCTTCTCAATCCCCGCCGCTTTGCACGCTGCGAGCAGTGATTCCGATAGTTGTTGTTCTGGTGTGTTCATGGTTGTGAATTATGGGCATTCAGGTCGGGTGAATAAGCGTTCTCGTGAAATGCTTCCAGCGCGCCCCTGATAAGTTCGGCTTTCCGTTTGCAGGAAGTCAGACAAATCCGGTTTTGCCCGCGTCGGTCGCCAACTTCCCACTTCGTCCATTGCTGGTCGCAGTGGGGTTTCACCGGGTCGCCCGGTTGAGCAATGAAGAAACGAGAACAAGGCGTGAGAGGCAATGCCTCGGGGTTTGTTGGTGTGTTCATTTGTTGTCCTCCCATTTTCCGATTGTGCGCAAGAAGGCCTCGGCGCGTTGCGCTGCGGTTGCGTGCCATGATGCAATTGTGGTGATTGGGACGTTGGCTTTCTCCCAATCACGCTTCAGGACAGTCCATAGATGCATGTCATAATCGCTGGCTTGCTGACCGCGCAGCACCTTCTCCGCTTCATGCATCTCGTTGAGGTCGCTAAAATAGTTCGGAATCCTAGCATATTGGTTGCCGTTTACTTCATATAGCGTCCCAATTATTGATGCCCAGCTTTCGGATATATGGCAGTCTTTCCACCCGCAAAACTCTGCTATTGTTATTCTTTGTTGTTCTGGTGTCATAATCTCGATAATTGATACTTCATAAAATCCGCTTGGGTCAGCAGTCCGCTGATCTCTGAGTGCTTGCGCTCGATCTCGCCGCGCTCGTCTATCGGAAACGATGCAAACTCTGGTCGCTGCATCGTCGCCTCAAGCTTGTCGTATTGAGCCAAAAGCTCAGCCTCCAGCGCGGTTGCTAGTTCCAGTGCGCGTTCACTCATGGCTCCCTCCTTTCACGGCGGCTAGGGCTTGCTCTGCTTGCTCAATGCCAGTGTGCCACCATTTACCCTCGTTAAACCATCCATCTTTCACACCTGACAATAAGCTTGCCAAAGCCTCAGCCAACGCATCGCGCTGCTTGGTTAACTCTAATATACGCGCGTGACGTTGCTCAATGTCGATTGAATTTTCAAGAGGCATGTTTAGCACGCCGCGTAGAATCACATCACTCATACTGACCTCCTTTCGTGGCTGCTAGGGCTTCTGCTGACTGTACGTGCAAATCTGTAATGTCGAGCGGTTCCTCGCTGATAATTGCTCTGCAAAGCGATTTTAATGCCTCAGCCAGTTCATCGCGTTGTTTGGTGATTTCGTCCATTTGCGCTTGATGGCAAAGCATGGTTGCCCCGTGTCTCGTTTCTAGCATTTCCATGGTTTCTTTCGCCTCGGCAAGCTCGCGTTTTAGCACATTGATTGCGGCCTTGGCGGCTTCGCGCTCGTAGGGGTCGCTCTGCTTTTTCATGTCGGCAAGCTCGCGCTCCAGCTTCTGCGCTTCCTCGATTTCCACCATGTGTTCGCATGTAAAAGCCATGCGCGTTGCGGCTTTTGTCCTCGGTGTATCACTCATTGGAGCCTCCTTTCGTGCTGTATGCGCTGCCAGCTGCGTCCCTGCCGTCAAGGTCGGTCGGTGGCAAGCAATAGCCGGTGTCCTCGCGGTAGAGTTGGATCAGAGCGCGAATCCAGAGAGCTGCGTTGATGACTGCAATCAGGATCGCGATGAGCCCGATGGTTATTATAATTTGGTCGGTGGTGGTCATTAGTTTTCTTTGCTGAGTGTTTCGATCTTCTGCGTAAGCCAGCCGAGCTGTGTAGCGTCGAGTGCTGGTGATGGGTTGTAGATTGCTTTGCGCAGATCCTGCATTGCGTATTCAAGCAAAAGCTTTGCCTGCGCCTCTGTGAGTTTTTGGATTTGGTCTTGCATGTTGGTAGTTGGTTGGTAGTGCCCTGCGGCGCGCTCACTATACGCTGATTGCTTGCAAATTGTAAAGCGATTTCTGCAATAAAATTGAAAATAGTTCTCTAGCCTTTATGTATCAATGGTTTTTTTGTTCTTTTTTTGTCAGCAATGCGTTTATCCATGTCGAGAAAACTCAATTCGATCAATATTTGGATCATTTGAGACAAGCTAACTCCTCCGATGTATGCCATCTCTTTTGCGTCTCGGATCAGCTTCGGTGGTAGCGTCAGCGTGACGTTCTGCCGTTTGGCTCCTTCTTTTAGTTTTGGTCGGCTCATGGTTTTGTAGTTGTTGGCTCAATCAGAAATTCGCACCAAAAAGCGATGATTTTCGGCGGTTCGATGAAGGAATTCACGCGATTTCTCGGTGCTGTGCGCCTCAAACAGTTCTCGCATCCTTCGCGCCAGTCCCATGTTCCGTCCTCGTCAAAGCCCACGCCCTCGCACCGGGCAACGTCATTTGGTAGTTTGTTCATTTTGTTTTGGTTCGGTAGGATTGCCAGTTGCATGAGAGAATGATTCCGTCCTCCTCGATCCGGTTAATAACCGATTTTCCCATGCGGTCGGTGAATTGCTGAATGTCGACGTTGCCGATCAAGATCGTCGGTCGCAATTTTTTGTATCGTTTGTCCATGATTGCGGTGATTTTTAGATCCTCAAACGCGCTGCCGGTAGATACGTTTATTTCGTCGATGACTAGCAACGCCGCATTTTCATATTCCTTCATCAAATCCCACTCTGTTTTTTTCGATGTCGGCGAGTAGGTGCTGCGCAGCTCGAGGAAGATGTCCATGGCGGTGCGGTAGATCGCTGGTCGCTCAAATCGTTTAGAAAATCCGTTCTCGGTCGTGAGCTTGTTGACGTTAGTCAAACGGACGTTTCGGGCGATTTCCCATGCCATCTGTGTCTTGCCAGTTCCACGACCACCGATGAGTGCCACGATTGCGCACGCATTAGCCACTTCTAGGGCTTTTTCGTATGTTTTAGTCCATTCACCCCCGACGAGATCAACCTGCGCTCTGTGACGCTCTGGGAAGTCAATGTGAGACGAAATGGTTTGCTTGTCGCATTCTCGCGGTTTGGATTCTGAAACGTATTGACTACGTCCAGCCGCCCATTCTTCATCTGTCGGATCGTCTGGCATTGCTGCGATTAGTTTTTCGATTGCTTCTAGTTCTTTCATGTTAACTGTCTTTCATTGCGTCCCACACGGGGAGAGTTGATATGTCGATTGTTTCTTTTAGCTCGTTCGGGTGACGGTCGTCACGAGATTGTGTTTTCACGCCGAAAGTCATTTGCTTGCCTTCCTTTGGCTGCCAAGCCGTTCTATCGTCGAGCCATCGCTCTTGATTGAACCATGTAGCAGGGTTTGCCGTAAAGCTAGGATCTATTTTTTTCGCTGCAGCATATGCTGATACGGCTTCTATCAAAACTTCTTTGCTGGTTTTTTTCAATGCTTTCATGATGGCGTCGATACCAGCTTTCTTGCCAACTTTGAGTGGATACAAATCATAAATTTCCTCACAATTTCTCAGAGTGTTATCTTTAGATAATACTCTAGAAGATGAAGATGAAGAATGAAGATGAAGAGCATCCGTTTTGCATATGCTACCGTCATGCACGTGCATTGCTAGTGCATTGTCATTCTCTGTCTTATTCCAACGCTTGTTTGCATTCTCTTTCCTTGTTTCTATAAAGGATTTTTGCTTTTCACGCACTTTTTCCATGCGTTCATTTCTCAAAAAACCGTCATCGGAAATAGAGAACTTGCGCATCACCATTTCGCTTGGAACCTTGCGAGAATTTATCATTTTTTTGATCGTTTTTTTGCAATTTGGAAGTGATCCATGAAGCCATTGCGTTGAAAGCATCTTGATGTAGATGCCGACTTCCTCGTCTGTCATGCCCATGATTCCGATCATGAAGTCAGCGGCGTAAAATTGAAATGCAGGTGATTTGCTCATTTTTTTGGTCAATAAAAATCCCGCCATCAGTAGCAGTACTCACCTGCATCATCCTTAGAATCCGCAGAACTGCGCCCAATGGCGGGGAAGTTATTCAGCTTGTAAATCACGGTGAGTGTGTGATTCTGTCGTTGCCGACGCGCAAACTTAGCGCATCGTGGTCGTTTGTAAAGGTAATTTTTTGCGTAAGTATTCCGCGATCAGTGCTGCGTCAACGTAGCCCTCGTGTGCCTTCTTGCTGCGCGGTGTAGCCAGCCAATCCTCGTCGTGCCATATTTCGCGCGCTTTTGCCCTTGCATACGCTTTTGTCTCACCTTTCGGCACGACACCCAGCATTTCTGCCTGCCATGTCCTAGGCGCGATTCTGACGTGATTGATGCCGCATGATTCAAGGATGCCTCTGATGGCTCCGTAGCAGTCCCACATCGAGCAAAGTGCAAGTGTGCCGGGCGAGTGCTTGCTCGGCGTTTCAAGTGCAACGGCGATGTCGTCGGTGCGAGTAAATCGTTCGATCCATTCGCAGACTGCCACAGCGTCACACTCTCGGCTTTTATCGCTCGGTCTGGTCGGCATGAGGATTTTGTCAATCACTTTGCCATGGTAGGCTGAGATTGCCACCAAACTACCGCTGATGCCGTTGTCAATCCCGATGATGATGTCTGGTTTTTCTTTCACTTCGTTTGTTTCGTTTGTTTGTCTATTGTTCCTCCCATTTTCCAATTGATCTTAAAAAAGCCTCGGCGCGTTGCTCGGCGGTTGCTGACCTATATTTGGACATATCATATGAATTATTAGCACCCCATCTAGCACCAGTGGCAATCTCAATATTTTCGGAATAGTCTAAATCCAAGTCGTCATCTAGCGTTTTCTCCGCCTCATGCATCGCGTTGAGGTCGTTGAGATAGTCGGGTAATACTCCTTGAGATGCCATTTCTTTACGAGCTACCCACTTTATTCGGTGGATTAAAGATTCATTTTGCCAAGACCACATTGGTCTTAATCCATTTGATATTAACTCCCACCCGCAAGCCTCTGCGATTGCTATTCTTTGTAGTTCTTTGTTCATTTTGTTTGTTTGTCGGTTGTTCCCACGGTAGCTCCGCAGTCGATGCAGGTGAGTCTGCCGTTGCGCTCCATCGGTGTTCCGTATTTGCAGACAGGACAGTCTGGCAGATCCGCAAAGCTCGGTGGTGCATAAAATGCCTGTCCGTCTGGTGAGTGCGCGTCCTTGATAATTGGGATGCTCTGCATGTCGAATTGTCGCTTCATTTTGTGTCGCTTCATTTTGAGTAGTCTTTTTTTACGTATCGTTTCCAGTGTGCCTCGACTCGCCGCTGCACTACGTCCCTGTCCCGATCGTCGTTGCGCTTTACCGCCGCCGCGGTGATTTTGATGGCAAGCCGCTCGTCTTTCGGAGCAGCCTGCCACCATTGACGGAGCTTTTCTATGTTTTCATCTTGGCTCATGCGTTTTTTGATTTCTCAATTGCAAGCAATGCATTTGATGAAATCGCCAAATCTGCCCATGGTTTCAAACGGTTGTTTTCTTCTTGCAATTTACGGTATGCGGCGGCGAGGATTGCGGCTGATGCGGCGTATTTATCCGCAAGAGGATTGTTAACGCATTTCTTTTGCGGCCATACGTCAATAATTTCGTTATCCCATGCGGTTTCATTATCATCAGCATACCGCAAAGCCGCCTCTATCTGTTCTTGTGTTGGTTTCATGGTCTAATTGCTTTGAGGATTTTCGGCATTTCCTCCTCATAGTCTGCCGCGAATGCCAGCGCGGTGTCCTTGATTTTGTCGGTGTATTCATCCCATGGCACAGGCATAATGAGCGGTCGAAGCCCTGGGAAGTAGCTCATGAAAAACCACGTCTGGATGCCGGTGATCGCCATCGAGAAGTGAACCTGCGGTCGATACTCGGCAGGCAACTTGCCGTCGAGCAAGTAATCGACATGCGTGTCCACTTTCGGGCACTTGATCTCCAGCCCGTGTATAACTTCGTCGATCATAAACAATCCATCGGGAGAGCATGCGAGGCACGGGTGCAGCATTGATTGCAACATGCCCACGGTGTCGACTGCGTAGCCAGTGATTTCAGTGAACTCATCGCGAGCGATCGGTTCATAGACATGCCCCCATTGCGTTGCGGCGTTGCCAGCAAAAGGGTGTGGATCGTCGATCAGGCATTCCCGCGCCAGCTTGCGCATCAATCCCTTCGATGCCGCTGCGAGCTTGCCAGTTGGCGTGATGATACCAGCCGCCTGCGATGCCGTCAATTTGCCCTTGCGAGCGTTGAGCCACTCCTCGGTGCCTTGGTCGAGATTGACGATGTGGTAGTTCATGATTCCCCCTTTCTGGCTTCGATCATTGCATCTGCCTGCGAGTATGACCACTCTGCTAACTTTATGCTAGTAAAGTCTGTTCCGTTATTAGTAACGAATCCAGTCAAAGCCGCCGCCGCGAAGTAGTCGCGTAGAGTCATGCCTTGTTCAGCGTAGTATTCTGACGGAAACGCTAAGCCGCCATCTTCAATCTCGCTCACGCTGTCACCTCACTTTCTTCTTCATCCTCAGTATCATTTTCAATGCCTGCCGCATTTAGTACGTCTTTGATGCAACTGTCAGCAAGTGATCTGGTGTTTTGATCGTAATTTGTCAAATCAAACTCTCCAGTTACTTTGCCGTAAAAACCTTCTGCTGTAATTGTAATTTTCATGCCTCACCTCCTTCCTCGGTCGTGGCTTCGATCGCTGGCAGCATCGGTGCAAACGGATTGATTGCCTCGGCACGCACGGTCGGCGTGACATTGCGAGCTTGTGCAACGTCCAGATCGTAGTCTTTCTCAAAATGCTCGCGGATTTCGGGCGATAGCTCGATCCATTTCGATGCACGGTGAAACGCTGTCTTTTTCGCCATCTCGTCGAAGTCTGTGAGCCAAGGATGCGACTTATTGTATTGAATCGCTGACTTGTAACCTTGCGAACGGTTGCGGATTTGCTCCACTTCCTCGCGAGTCATGATTTCGCACTTTTCGCCGCCATCTTTGAACTGGATCAGGCAGTAGTAAGCGTAAGCCTCACCTCTTGGCTTTTTGTAGTCGATTGTATGACGTTCGACTTTGCCGCGATTTACGACGAACTCGTCGCTGTCACAAACTTTGTCGGCATGGATGCTGGCAATGTTTCCGCATCGCATGGCAAGTTCAACCTTGCCTTTGTAGTCCACGACTAGCGTGCATTCATTTTTGAATGGTATCAGGTGCGCTCGTCTGCCGTCTGGCTCAAGTCCCATTGCACTGAGGTCGAGCAGGCAACGCATAAAGCTTTCGGGCGTGCATTCCTGCAACTTCGGTGTGCGTGTCAATGCTGTGATTGCAACGCGAGCGAAGCGGTCTGCACTTAAGTGCTTTGGCAATGCCAGCGCGAATTGGTTTTTGACGTTGTCCTCGGAGAGTAATCCTTTGAGTGTCCGAGGTTTAGCGATTTGTGTATTTTCTGTTGTCATTTGGTAGTTTGGTTTAGTTAGTTAGAAGGCGAATGTGTAAAAAAGTGCTGCGATTCCGAAGCCAGTAGCGACTCCGAAGGCGTAGAGGGCGATGATGCCGATGATTGGTGGATTGTCGTTCATAGGTCTAAAAAGGGATGTCTGAACTATCATCTTCGATCCAGCTTGCGTCTTTCTGTGCCGCTCGCTGTGGCGCTGCGCTAGGTGCCGAGCTGCTGCCGAATGTCAGCGTTTTTCCATTGCCGATGTAAACCTTTGGAGCCTTAGCTTGTCGAGCTTCCTTGGTCTGAACCATGGCGATGTTGTGCGTGTTTTCAAAGCGGTCTTTCTCTTTGCGCTCGGTCAGATCGCAATCGAGGTATGCTCCTTTTTCGCCGATGTAAATTGATGGATGCGGGATGGCAAGATGCCAGCTTCCGTCCTTCGCTTGGAATTTCCGTGCGCCGGGTATTTTTAATAGGTCAATTTTTAGTGGGTGTATTGTGCTCATTTCGTTAATGTTGGTTTGGTTTGGATTTTTAGCTCGCCGGTCAGCACTTTGTCAATGCCTGAAAAGATCAGAGCCTTGGCAACGCTGGCTGGTTTGGTTTTTGCTTTTTTCGCTGCCTGACGCAATGCCAGCAGCCCTTCGTGTCCGAGCGCGATTGTGACCGCGCCCCTTTTGTTTTTCGGTATCATAAATTGAGAAGTTGTTTGTGCAGGTTCGCTGAGATAACCATGGTGCTATCGTCTGCACTCGCGAATCGGTCAAGGTGCATTTCGCTGCATGTAATGACCCAGTTGGCGCGGTCATTGTATGGCGCGACGATGCGGTAGTATGTGCCGGTCAACTTCTTGGTTTTGACCTCCTTTGTTTTGGAATCCACGGTTATCACGTTCGGGTTCTCGGTCTTTTGGAATAGTAGGTTCATGTGTTGTGTTGGTTGATTGTGCGCGTTGGTCAGTCGCGCCCCTGAGAGTGTTAGGCTGTGTGCTTGGCAAGCGTTTCTTCATACTTGCCAGCACCGAGAGTTGCGTCAAATGCTTGCTCCACATTCATGCCTGCTTCGGTAAGTCCTTTGAAAGCGACTCCAACCACAAAGTCTTTAAACTCTTGAACGGTTGCGAAGCTGTCTGCGAGGTTGATGCCTTTTTCGTTAGCTTGTGCGATGAGGAAGGATTGAACTTGGTTGAGTAGGTCGAGGTGATTCATTTTCTGTTTAGGTTGGTAGTTGGTGTCGGGTGACGCGCAAAGATTCGCACAAAACTTGTAAATTCACAAGCTCTTTTTTCAACTATTTTCATTTCCCTATATTCTACAAGGGTTCCAGCGCGGGAAATCTGCACTTCCCGATCGGGAAATCTGCGGGAAATGCGCGCGATTTACGTCCGATGACACCGCTTTTACGTCTGGTGACACCGCTTTTACGTCTGGTGATACCGGCAAATCAACTACTTGCTTTTCGCGTCCGAGTAGGCATTGTTTGCCTTGCCGTTGTGACTGATTTTGCGCATTTTAAGAACGCCCTTTTTGACCTGATCCTGCAGAAACTGACGCGCCGTTCTTTCTGGCATGTTGGTTTTTTCAATGAAGTCGCTGGAGATGAATTCGTGGCTTTGTAGCGGCAATACGTTTGCCATCTCCAGAGCCTTTTCAAGTGCGCTCAGAGAATCCCTTGTGGACTGATCCAGATTCCGTTTTCTTTTGTTACTTGCCATGCTGTCCAATCTCCTGTTTTTGTGTTGATGATGCCATACAAAAAGCCATTGCGATGCCCTAGCTTTGCCGGTTGCCTGTCGCTGTAAGTGAGCTTGTCTAAATCTGCCATGCAAGCCACAGAAAACGCTTTGCCGCCTTCAACGTGCCGAGCTGTATGCTCATCCTTGGTATGGCAGTGACCGTGCAAACATTCGCCCCAATTATCGTAATGCGCCTTTGCTGGGCTGACCGTCGAGCGGAAGCCGTGTATGAGCTTCGGACCACCTTCGGGCATTCGTAAAAATTTCGTGACTTTATACTCACAATAGGTGATTTTTCGGCGTTTGAATTCCTTTTCCGATGCAACTACAAGCTCCTCGCATCGCTCGCGCAACATGCCGTCAGCGCAATGCGTAGCGTATTGGTAAATACGATCGTCATGGTTTCCAAGCGTAAGGAAATTGGGTTTGTATTCGTCGAGGAAGTTTAAGCCTTCGACATAGTCGTCAGCGATGCCAAACGCTTTTTCTTCCTGGCTGGCACCGCGGCGAAGCGGAGAGAAATCCCACAGATCGCCCAGGTGGATCCTGTAGCTCGGCTTCCACGTTTCGCAGAACGATAGCAAAACCTTTTTTGCCGAATGAGATACTAATCCTCCGTGGTTGTCTGCTGCGACTATGAAGCGTTTGTGGCTCATGATGTTAAAAATTAGGGGATCATTTTTTGGTTAGTTTGTCCCACGCTGGAAAAAATAGAGAGTCGAGGCATCGAACGATGACCTCCTCGTCGTAATCCACAGAGAACGATACGCCACCGACCGCCAGTGCCGCATGAACCATTTCATGCCGAAGCGTTTCGATAACCATTGGCAGATTGTTTTTGATAGAATGATTTATGAGGATCAAGCGTTGGTCGAAGTCCATGCGCCCGTAGTCATCAGCGTCGAATTTTACGAACTGCACTTTGAATGCAATGCCTCCGATGCTGATTTTTTTCGGTATTTTCATACGGTGAAAGTGATCCAATCTCGAACGTCTTTTATGTTGCGAGTTCTTACCATGACGCAGCCGCCATCGCGTGAGCCTTTGGCGTTAGTATTGCCTTCTATGCTCTGAAAATTACCTGCCTTTGTTGGTGCTGAAATAGCGATTCCGCAATGACTGGTAGAGTGTAGCGAGAAGATGCCGATTGCTTCGCCTGTATGGCTCCTGCGCGTCTTTGTGCTACGATCCTGAGTCAGACTCCACTCGTC